TTCCAAGTGGTGAAAGCCAATATACACCAAACAAATATGTAATTTGGAATTACTTAGAAAACACTTGGTCTATAGGTTCTTTAGATAGAGGTTGTTGGATTGACCAAGGTGCGTTTAATTATCCTATTGCTGGTGATTCAAGTGGTTTTGTTTACGAACATGAATCAACAACTTTATCTAATTCACCAAACTTAAATAGTGATGCACCATTTTGTACAAGCGGTCCAATAGAATTAGGTAATGGTGATAACTATGTGCAATGTAATCAGATTATTCCAGATGAAGAAGCAAACACATTACCAGGTGTAACTATAAGTTTTAAAGGTAAGTTTACCCCACTAGGTAGCGAAACAGACTTTGGTAGTTTTACCTTTGAAAATGATGGATATACCGATGCTAGGTTTACAGCAAGACAAGTACAAATGACTGTAACAGGTAGCACCAATCAAGACTTCCAAGTTGGTAATATAAGATTAAATGTAAGAACTAGAGGTAGAAGATAATGGATTTATCCTCACAAAGACAGTATATACAAAGAGCAACTAATGCTACTGTTAGTTTAACTACAACAAATCCAACTTTAATATATACAGCACCTACTGGCAATGATTTTGATTTTGCTATTGTTGAATCAATTTTAGTAACAGAAGATGGCGGTCAACAAACAAACTTTACTCTTACTATGACAGATAATGACTCAGTAGTGCATACATTATGGTCGCAATTTAATATAAGCGCACACGCAACAACTGAATTATTAACTAGAAGTTTAATATTAACATCTGGAGAAATTATAAATTGCACAGCTTCTCATGCAAACAAATTAAGTGTAATTATGAGTATTGTAGAATATGCAAAAGGCGACTAATAAGGTAGTTGATATAAACCAAGCGAAAAAAGATCCTTGGGAAATTGAATGGGAAAGGTGTAAACCTTATATAGCAAAAGCTGTAAAGTATCAAGATTCCTATACAATCGATGATATAGAGGATAAAATAAGACATGGTATATTCCATTTATGGCCAGGCAAAAAGTCTGCATACATAACAGAATTTGTAATATATCCACAAGTTAAAGCAATGAATTTACTATTTTGTGGTGGTGATTACGAAGAATTAGAAGAAATGCTACCATCAATAGAAGCATTTGCAAAAGCCGCAGGTATCAAAAGATTATACGGTGGCGGTAGAAAAGGATGGATTAGAAAGATAAAACATCTAGGATTTGAGACAGAACATTTAATTAGAAAAGACTTATGAGTAAAGGAAAAACCAGAACAGAAACATCGCAAGAATTGCCAGCATGGCAACAAGCACAATTTCAAGAACTTTTTAGTAGAGCTAAGGGTGTAGCACAACAGCCGTTTATACCTTATACAGGCCCAATGGTTGCTGGTTTTTCACCAGACCAATTACGACAGTTTCAAGCTACTAGAGGATTATTTGAAACAGGTATGGGTTATGACCCAACTAGAGCTTTACAGGGTATGGCACAAGAACAGTTTAGACCTACCATTCAACCTGTTACTGGTTTTCAAGCACCAACAATAGAAGCAACACAAGCTCCAGGTGCAGCACAAATAGGTCCTGTATCTACTCCACAATTTCAAGGTTTATTAAGTCAAGACATAGGTGCATATCAATCGCCTTATCAACAACAAGTAATAGATGCAACCATGAGAGATATACAGCGACAAGCTGATATAGCGCGTGGTAGTGCGCAAGAAAGAGCAATCAGAGCAGGTGCTTTTGGTGGTTCACGTTCTGCAATATTAGAAGCAGAATCACAAAGACCTTTTGCAGAAGTTATGGCTAGAACAGCTGCTGAACAAAGAGAAAGAGGTTACGGTCAAGCTTTAAGAGCTGCTGAGTCTGATATTGCAAGACAACAACAATTAGGAATATTTGGTGCTGGTCAAGAGCAACAAAGAGCTTTACAACAGGCACAGCTTGGTCAACAAGCGGGTATTTTTGGTGCAGAGCTAGGACAACAAAGACGTATGCAACAAGCTACTTTAGAACAACAAAGACAGTTAGCTGGTTTAGATATTGCTGGCAGAGCTGCATTAACACAGCCACAATTAGAAATGCAAGCGCGTGCGCAGAGGGCAGGTTTGCTAGGTGGTTTACAACAAGAACAATTAAGAGGACTTGGTTTATTAGGCGGCATAGGCGCACAACAACAAGCATTACAGCAAAGAGCTATAGATGCACAAAGGGGCGAGTTTGCAAGAGCATTGGCTTATCCACAACAGCAATTAAGTTTATTACAAGCTGGTATGGGTACACCATTAATTAGTACAACACAAACAGAGTCACAAAAAGCTGGTGCAGGAGATATTTTGTCTAGTGTTTTTGGACTTTTTGGTTAGGTGATTAAATGAGTATAGGAAAATTACAAAACATGGGTGGTAATTTTGTTTCAAGACTTGGTGGTGCTGATATATTAAAACAAGAAGAATTATCTAAATTAACACCAGAGCAAATAGTTCAATATAATCAACAAAGAGAGGCAGCAAAAAATATTGGTATGCGTGAACTTGCTGCAAGATTAAGTGATGCTTTTGCTGGTAGAGATGTTGTTGGTAGAGCTGCTCAAAGAAAAGCTTTAGGGCAAACCAAAATGCAAAAACCGCCTGTTAGCTATCAAGAATATTTATTAACAGATAATACTCCTACACCAGAAGAATACAGCAGCTTTTTAACTAAAAGCAGTAGTCCTGGAAGTTTGTTACAAGTAATAGACAGCGGTGGTAATTTTGTTAAAAATATATCAAAAAAAGATGCTCTTGCAAGCACAGAAGATTTAGCAAAACAAGGATATAGAATTACAAACATTCCAACTGGAACTGAAGCAGCTCCATCAGCTGATATGAGTTTAGAAAAAAGATTGCAGCCAATTGTAGATCAATATAAAACTGGAACTAATTTAATTAATGAAGTAAGCACTTTAGCAAAAAATGTAGCTGAAAATCCTGAAACTGCAAACAAGTTAGTTGCAGGTGGAGCTAATGCTATAGAATTTTTAAAATCTAATATTAAAGGATTTGCAAATATAGCAGAAAAAAATAAAGATAATCCAATATATAAACAATTAAAAGTTTCACAAACATCTTTAGAAGGCACAGATTTTAGTGATAAGATTGCTGAAGTTTCAGGTGGTTCAGCTATTATACAATCACAAATTTTGGATTTAGCTTTTACTTTTGCAGCCGCTAGAGGACAATCAGGCAGAGGTTTGTCTGATAGAGATTTTCAAAATGCCTTAGATATTATTTCTAAAGGTGTTAATGCTGAGCAAAAAATTGCTGTCATGCAAGATATTTCTAGAAGAATTACAAACGAATATAATACTACAGTTGATATTGCTAGAAGATTAAATTCTGGTGATAAAGAATTTATAGAAAAACTAGAAGAATTTAAAAACTTATCACCTTTTGTAAATCCATACACAAATGCACAAACACAAACATCAACAAATATAGAAGATATATTAAAAAAATATCCACCACAGGGTTAGATAATGGCAACATTAGCACAACTAGAACAGGCTCTTATACAAGCAGACCAGGCTGGTAATATTGAAGATGCTACCGCGTTAGCAAATGAAATAAGAAAATTAAAAGCAGAACAAGAAGCACTTGAAAGCTTAGAAACTGGTTTAGAAGAAGAAAGACAGCAAGCTAAAAGAGAAACATTAAAAGATATTGGCAAAGCTGCAATATCAGGACCTTTACGTGGCGCTACTGGTTTTTTAGAATTTCCAAAAATGGTTACACAGGCCGCTGCTAGAAAAGCAGAACAAGTAGCTACTAAAGTAGCTCCAAAACAAGAAGAAAGAATTTCAAAATATTTTGATGCATTACAACAATTACAAAAAATAGTACCAGGTGGTGATACGGCTAGGTCTATGGGTTTGCTTACACAAGCATTAAGACAACAACCACAAACAAAAGAATTATTAGAATATCAACCAGAAACCCGAGGTGCTAGATATTTGCAATCTATTGGTGAGTTTACAGTTCCAACAATGGGCTTTGGTCCTCTTAGAGGTTTAAAAGTTGGCGCACCTACTGGAGTAGTAGCAGAAAGACTAGAGGAGGCAGAGGTATCTCCTTATGTTTCTATACCACTAACTTTAGCGGCTGGTGGTATATCAAGTTATGTAACAGATCCTAATAGAGCTGTTAAATTAGCAGCAGAAGCATTAAAAGGCGTACCACAAGAAAAAATTGATTTAGCAAAAGCAGTAGAGGCTTATGCTGAAAAACAAGGAGTTAAACTTACAGCTCCTGAACTTATACAAAGTGATATTTTAACTAAGCTTGGTGAAGATGTTTATAAATCACCTCAGGGCGGAAGGATAATGTATGAATACGTTAAAAACAGACCGCAAGAAATACAAAAAATAGCAGGAAATTTATTTGATAATTACATTGCAAAAAATCCCGAATCTCTTAAAAAAACATTGAAAGATGCAAACATATCAGCAGAAAAAGCAATTAAAGAAGCAAGGCAAGATAGAACATTGCAATCACAAGAGGCTGGTTACAAAGTTGCTGATGATGAATTTTTAGATGAATCACAAGTTTTAAATATAATTAACAACATCGATAATGTTATTAAAGATACGCCAAAAGGCGCTACAAGAAACAAATTAAAACAATTTAAAAACAGATTAATAAAGAAAACAATAAAACCTAAAGATGAAACAGTAAACATATTAGATATAACTGGTAAACCTTTAGGTATGCGCACAACAGAAACAAAAATAATACCTGAAACCAACATAAAAAGACTTAGTGAAATATACAAAGAGCAAAGAGATGCCATTAGTAATTCTATTGCTGGACAAGCAAATGAAGCACAGTTTTTAAGTAAAAATCAAATTGCTAAGTTTTCACCCATTTTAGAAGATATTGATAAATCGTTAAAAACTAATACCAATTATTTGGCTGGTACAGAAAAATATAAAGAACTTACAAACACTATCGTAAACCCAACACTCGAATCTATTGAACAATTTTTAATTGGAAAAGGGGTAACTTCTAGCAAAGTGAAAAACCAAATTTTTGGTATTGCCAATATGAAACCAGTTGATATTAGAGAAACATATACAAGAATAAATAAAATAGACAAACAGGCTTTTCCTAACCTAGCTAGAGCTTACTTCGATCAACTTATAGACCAAACATTATATAAAACAACTAAAACAGGAGAGCCTTCGTTTGGTGCAGGTTTTGATTTATATAAAGCATTATCTGGAACAAAAAATTCTAAAGCTAATTTTAATACAATACTTTCTGGAGTTGCAGAGGCAAGAGGTTTAAACAGAAATGAAGTTTTGCGTGGTTTTGATAAATTTAATGAAATATTAAAAAGAACTGCAACCCTTGCTAATATTGATAATCCAGTTAGACCTCCAGATGCAACAGTTCTTACAAGAGAAGCTGCTCAAATAGGTGCGTTTATGTGGACTGTTAAATTTGCAAACAAATTTAGCAAAAGAGTACAAGAAAAAACATCAAGACAATTAGCAGAAATCTTTGTAAATAAAAACTCTGTAGAAGAATTAGAAAAACTTGCAAAAATAGATATAAGTAAAGGTGAGGGACTAAAATCTGTAATTAATATTTTGGCCTTTACAAATAACTTAGACTATATGCCAGAAGTACAGCAAGAGATAGAAGGTATACAAAGACAAGAATATTTACAATCTCTTTCGCAACCTCAAGTACCTATAGGTCCTACGACCCAATAACCTCATGCCACGCCAATCAGAAAGAGTTGGCCGATCTGGAGAATACTTAGTAGCCTCGCTACTTTCTTTATACGCTGATACTGTGGTTATCGTTCCACATAGCGCAGAAGCAGACATTATCTTTGACGTTGACCATAAGCTATACAAGTGCCAAGTTAAAACGCAATCTAAAATAAGAAACCATAGAGTGTCATGGGAATATGATTTTAGACGTGGTTCGTTTACCAAGAAAAGAGAATACGACAAAGGCTCAATAGATGTCTATGCCTTGGTTGCACTAGACCCACAAAAAGTTATCTTTACTTTTCCAGACGGAAGCAAACAGAAAACTATTAAAGACGAAGAGATGCAAGCGATGGACTCGCTAACTAATGTAAAAAACCTATTTAAAGAGCTTCGATGTCAACAGACACCTTAGGTTCTTCATAGTATTTAGCAGAGTTCATACCCAATGATATTAGATATTCAGCCACTTCATGTGGTTGTTTCTGCTCACTCTTACAAAAGTTTTTAAACTTTTCTGCAAGGTGTTTATTTACATATATAGGTTTTCTTCCGTTTCTTTCTTTTAAGATTCGATCATCAAACTCATATAAGTTCATGTTTACCTCCTTGGTAAATCCCTACAACTCCTCATAATATTTAATCAATTCGTTTA